GTAGACGTTAAGCCAGACTCAATCAAGAAGAATGCTAAGGCGTTCAACTGGAAAACCTCACGAGCAGGCATCCCTCCCCAAGCACGAGCAGATGGTAAGCTTGCGGAAGACCTAATGAGAGAGTTTAAAAGTTTTTTACTTGAAGATAAGCAGCCCAAAGTAGGTTATCACGTTACTGCTACAAAAAACTTACCAGTCATACGTAAGAACGGAATCAAAGCAGATAGCAGAGGCAATAGCTATGTTTGGGATTCGTTTGAAATGGCTGAATGGTTCACCGACTTTCAGAACGATGAGGGTCAAGATAGAACGATATTGAAAATAGATATGACAGGCATTGATGCCCGCCCCGATCCAGAAGCCGAAGACATGAGCGAATGGTCAAGTAGATTTAAGCCCGGCACGAACGGCGGCGCTTGGATAGTAACAGGTTCTATTCCACCGGACAAAATCATAGGTTGACAATGGCCCAAAACTATTGTAGTGTGAGACTATGAGCAAAGATTTCAACACCGCAGAAGAAGCTAGAATGATCATGTATGATATCAATGATCAGCTTTGTAAGCTACCATATAACCCTGACCTAAGCAAGTTTTGCTACAATATCTGTGACATGGTTGAAGAGCTTAGCAAGCTTGAGGTCTATACCCGCCGCACCCCTCCCCGTTCTCGCTATCATGTGCAGTATAATAAACTGCGTGAAGAAATCCGCGGTGCTATTAAGCACCTCAACAACCTTATCCTTATGCTTCGCCTCATGGCATAAAAAAATATCCAGTTAGGCAAAAAACTGGTTGACTTCCCCCTCATAATATCATATAACAAGACTATAGAGAGCAACGAAGCAAACACTCTCTACATTTGTTCAAACTAAGGAGCTTAAAGTATGTCTCAAATGTCCGATAATCTCACTATCACTTCTATTCAGGCCCGTAAGGCTATTCTCGCTGCGTTCAAGGCAAAGCGCCCTGTCTTCCTCTGGGGCCCTCCGGGTATTGGTAAGTCTGAATGCGTTCAGGAAATCACTGACGAACTCGGTGGCTACATGGTTGATCTTCGCATGGCGCAGATGGAACCGACTGACATTCGCGGTATCCCCTACTTCAACAAGGAAATCGGCAAGATGGATTGGGCCGAACCTGTTGATCTTCCCAGCGAAGAACTTGCCGCACAGTATCCGATCGTCGTTCTTTTCCTTGACGAAATGAACTCCGCTCCCCCTGCTGTTCAGGCTGCTGGTTATCAGCTTATTCTGAACCGTCGTGTTGGTAAGTACAAGCTGCCTGATAACGTTGTTATCGTTGCTGCTGGTAACCGCGATAGCGACAAGGGTGTTACGTATCGTATGCCGATGCCGCTTGCTAACCGTTTCGTTCACCTTGAAATGCGTCCTGACTTCAACTCTTGGCAGCAGTGGGCTGTTAACAAGGGCGTTCACAAGGACGTTGTTGGTTATCTCTCGTTCGCTAAGCAGGATATGTACGACTTTGATGCTAAGGCTTCGTCTCGCGCCTTCGCTACCCCGCGTTCGTGGGTGTTCGTGAGTGACCTGCTCACTGACGAGGACAACGTTGATAACGATACGCTGTTCAATCTCGTTGCTGGTGCTGTCGGTGACGGTCTCGCTACCAAGTTCATGGCACATCGTCGTGTTGCTGGTCAGATGCCGAACCCCGCTGACATTCTTGATGGTAAGGTCAAGGACCTTAAGGTCAAGGAAATCTCTGCGATGTATTCGCTTACGATTTCTATGTGCTACGAACTTAAGGAAGCACTTGACAACAAGCGTGTTGATAACAAGCAGTTCCACGTGATGGCTGATAACTTCTTTGAATACATCATGAAGAACTTCGAAACTGAACTGGTTGTGATGGGTGCTAAGATTGCGCTTAAGACGTACCGTCTGCCGATCGAACCCTCGCAGCTTTCTAACTTTGACGAGTTCCACAAGAAGTACGGTAAGTACATCGTGGAAGCTGGCAACTAAGTCAGCAAGCTCCGGGGGAGGGTTTGAGACAGCCCTCCCCCATTTTTCGTAGGTATTAATATGAGCATAGCCACTTGCGCGGTTTGCGGTGTCCAAGTAGAAAGAACACTTCATCAATTCCCTACCCGTAAGTATCCGCACAATGCTCCCTACCTTGCCGCTCTATATCACCGAGATCCTTTTTGGGGAAATGGTGATTTTGAAGAATATTGCGGCCCTAAATGCGCTACAGAGGCTTTCTTAAAAAGCAAACAAGTATAAAGTTTTTGGTTGACAATACCGCTTAGGTTTGTTATATTGTCTATATCAACTAAGGAGATTTCTATGAGTGACGTTATTCCCGGTACTGCGACTAAGCCTAAGAAGGGCAAGCGTACCCGCAGCAAGAAGTTTGAAAATCTGATCGGCCCGACCGATCCTAAGATTGATCACGAAGCCCGTGAGCGTCTTATTACCGCTCGTATTGGTCTCCTGCTTCGTCAAAGCTTTTTCGGCAATCTCGCTACTCGTTTACAGCTTGTAAACGCTGACGAGTGGTGCTCCACTGCTGCTACTGACGGTCTGCGTTTCTACTACAACAGTCGTTTTATCAAGATGCTTCGCACTAAGGAAGTTGAATTCCTTGTCGGTCACGAGGTCCTTCACGTTGTTTACGATCACCTTGGTCGTCGTGACAGCCGCGACCCTGAAATTTGGAACATCGCTAACGACTATGCTGTTAACGCTGACCTCAAGCGTCACAAGGTCGGTGAAATGATCACTACTGTTCCTGCTCTCTATGAGCAGAAGTATGATGGTCTTGCATCCGAAGTCATTTATGACGACCTCATGAAGAACGTCAAGTACATTGATATTGACGAACTCCTCGACAAGATGCTTGACGATCACCTTGAAGATGAAGGTCAGGGCGAGGGTGACGGCGAAGATAATGGTCAGCAGGGTAATGGTAAGCGTCCGCGGATGAGCCCTGAGGAACGTGAACAAGCCCGTCAGGAAATGAAGCAGGCTATTCTCAACGCTGCACAGACTGCCGAAGCTGGTACTATCCCGCTGGGCGTTGAACGTCTTATCAAGCAGCTTACTGATCCTGTCATGCCCTGGCGTGAACTGATCCAGACTAATCTGACCTCTGCTATCAAGTCTGATTACACTTGGATGCGTCCTTCTCGTCGTTCTTGGCACATGGATGCTGTTATGCCTGGTATGAATCCTGGTGAAGAAATTGACGTTGATATCTACATTGACATGTCAGGTTCTATCAGCAACAAGCAGGGTATGCAGTTCCTTAGCGAAGTCGCTGGTATGATGGAAGCGTTTGATGGTTACTCGCTCCGTGTCACTTGCTTTGATACTCGCTGCTACAACACGCAGGAGTATACTAGTGAGAACATGGAGAACATTGAGGAGTATCAGCTTCACGGTGGTGGCGGCACCGACTTTGATAGCATCTTTGATGACCTCAAGGAAGCTGGTCGTGTCCCCAATCGTTTGATCGTCTTCACTGACGGTTATCCGTGCGGTAGCTGGGGCGATGCTGATTATTGTGATACGACTTGGATCATTCACGGTGACCCCAATCCGAACCCGCCCTTCGGTACGTATGCTATCTATGACGACCATAAGAAGTAATACGATAGCAAGTGTAGGGGCTATGATATACGAGTCCCCGGACGGTGGAAAGACGATCTACGCAAGAGAGCGTGGGTCGTCTTACTGCGTTTTAGTCCGAAAAGACGATACCGTAGAGGAAATTAAACAGCTTCTTGCTAGACGAGACCGGCTTACTAAAATTTGTGAACTGGCTAAAACAGTTCCTGCATTAAACGATCAGCTAGAAAAGCTTGAAGAAATATATTTGTTGGTGAAAAATGAAAACAATTGACGATATCAACCTACACACATGGTTTATGGAACGTGAACTGGAGTTTAAGCCGGCGCACTTCATTGAGTCCAGCGTACCTGTTACCGAAGAATCTAAGGTTTGGATTCTAGAAAAGCTTACCGGAAGATTCACTTTAGGACCGGGCGCTGTCACTTTCTATAACGGTATGTTCCCCTCATTTGAAGATTCTAAAGAAGCACTGTTCTATGAACTTACGTGGGGTTAACGCTACTACTGTTGTACAAGACGATGTTCCGTTTGAACCTGCGGCTCGGCGTATACTTACCTTTCAACGAGACCGCAGTAAACTTTATGTTGATAAAACACCATACCACTATGCCAATCCAATAATGTATTCATTTGCAGAGTTGGAAGAAATGGCTTATTGGTGCCATGATACCTTTGGTCATCGTGGCTATAGACAAAATACTATGGAACTTGTGTGGGACTTCAATGCTGATCCTTACTACATCTTTTGGTTTGAAGAAGAAAAGCATTTGATGATGTTTATACTACGCTGGTCATGACCACCGTACGAATCGGGTCTGGTATGGCAAAGAACGTACTGGAAGTGTTAGAATGGCTTGACGAGAATATCGGTGAATTCCACCGCAGACATATGTCTACCTCATGGACCACATCCTACTACGGTGAAGGGTGGGAAGCACGCTGGCACTCCGCATGGCCAGGGTGGTTTATGGATGTGACATTTGATGACCCAAAACACGCCGTATTCTTCACTCTACGCTGGAAATAAAAATATTCTCCGAACAAATTAGCAATTAAATACAAATGCGAATTTACAAGGAGAACGCAAATGGCTTTTTTAAGACACGTAGGGAAGCACGGTGATCGCAAGGTAGCGATTGTATTCCGTGAAGTACCAGGCGAGCCACATATGTGTTTAGTAGTATATACAGAACTACTCAACAGAAATATTCATGATCCGTTGGTAAAGTGCATTGAAAGTGACATTGGTCAGAACAGTAAGAACTTAGCCGACGCATTAAATCGTACACACACCACTGATGGTAACATCATCCTTCAGAAGCTTCACGCCGAAGGCATGTTAAAGAAGGTTAATACAGAACTTATCGTAATGACCCCTGCCCCCAACACTCAGATTAAGCTTAGTGAATTGAACACTATCCTTGACGAAATGGAAAAGGGCGAAGCAGCAGTTAAGAAGCTTGCTGAAATGGATAGTCAGCTTGGTATGCAGGATCCAGTTCAGGTTGCTAAGCGTATGCGCGGTGACATGATCACTGAAAGTGCTACACGCAATGAAGTCCCGGCCGCTGCCCCATTGCAAGCATCAGGTGACGCATTAGGCGATGCAGCGATTGCTAACAACATTCGTCAACAGGCAATGAGAATGGCAGCAGAAGCTAGAGGTCTTCTAGCAGAATCGGAAAGAATGCTTAAGGAAGCTGATGCCCTTGCTCCCGCAGCCCCTGCTGTTAGTGCTACTCCAGTAGCAAAGAAGACACGTGGTAGACCAAAAAAGGTAGCTATTTCTGCATAAGGTAAAGTAAATGTCCCCTGAATTTATTGAAAAGTGGGAAAGACTACTTGAAGATGTTGACAAGCAGAAAATTCCAGTTGAGTTTATCAAAAAGATTATATTGAAGTTACAAGGCAGAAGACAGCACACTATCAATATACAGAGACTAATGGAACAAGGACTTTACCCGGAAGAGATTGAAGATGTGATAAGCACTAAACTTATTGATCTTGACGAACTAGTAATAGGAATTGAATTTATACTTAATGTTGAGAGCATTGCAGAAACAGTGCAGCCCGAAACAGATAGATTATTGAATGGATTATGAAACTAATAATAGCATGTGACCCAAATGGGGGTATAGGCTATGAAAACAGATTGCCCTGGAGTAATATCCAGGGCGATTTGCCAAGATTCAAGCGTTTAACAGAAGGACAAACTGTTATCATGGGACGCAACACTTGGGATAGCTTACCAAAGAAACCGTTACCAAAGAGGTATAACTTTGTCGTAACGAGCCAACAACTTGATATGCCAGAGCATTCAGAATGCATAACCTACGAAGAATTTACAGCCCCGTCTTGTTCTCTTAGGTTTAGTAGCACATGGTTGATAGGCGGCGCACAATTAGTCAATGCATGTTGGCCTCACATCACTGAAATACATCTAACAAACGTATACGACCATTATACTTGCGATACTCACATAGACCTGCTATATGTAGAAGCTAACTTTACTAGGGTTTGGAGCGAAGTGTTCCCTGATCATAGATATGAAATTTGGAAAAGAAAATGAAACAGTACCACGATTTGCTTGAAGATATACTAAATAACGGTGAAGTCAAGGACGATAGAACTGGAGTCGGAACTATCAGCGTTTTTGGCCGTCAACTTAGATTTGATCTATCAAAAGGCTTCCCTGCTATTACTACTAAAAAATTAGCCTGGAAGTCAGTAAAAAGCGAATTACTTTGGTTTATAGAAGGGACAGGCGATGAGAGAAGACTTGCGGAAATTTTACACGGATCCAGAGATTCTACAAATAGCACTATCTGGACAGGAAATGCTCAAGCAACTTATTGGTTGCCCAAGGCCAAATACGACGGGGATTTGGGACGAGTATATGGTGTGCAGTGGAGAGACTGGCGAGGAGTTGACCAGCTCACAAAATTGATTGAGGGTATCAAGACTGATCCTAACGGTCGTAGACATATCATTACTGCATGGAATGTAGATGAACTTGATCAGATGGCATTGCCTCCCTGCCATGTTCTCGCACAGTTCTATGTTAGCAACGGTAAGCTAAGCTGCCATATGTATCAGCGTAGTGTTGACGTATTCCTTGGCCTCCCCTTCAACATCGCTAGCTATGCGTTGCTTACTCATATGATTGCACAAGCATGTGACCTAAAGGTAGGTGAACTTATCATTTCAACTGGTGATACTCATATCTATAGCAATCATATTGAACAGGTTAAAGAACAGTTAAGCAGAGAAGAATACCCATTACCTGCTCTTTTCCTTAATCCCGAGATAAAAGATATTGACAAATTCGCAATGGATGATATACTGCTATTTGACTATCAGAGTCATGGAACTATTAAGGCTGATATGGCAGTATGACAATTACCGTAACCGCACACTGGTTTACAGTCGGTGATGTGGAAGACCCTGAAATTTATGCGGCTGAGCCAATTTTTGAATGGCAGCAAACAGAAGCCGGTAAATGGGTTATGGAACATTCCAACCCAGCTCCTAGCTTTCACCAAATAGTTGATTTCACAGAATGGGGAACCAGATACTGTATTAAATGCTACCTAACTCCTGAAAATTATACTTATTGGAAGTTGAAATACGAATGAAAACCCGTGAAGAAATCATCAATAATATGTGCATGACCTTTCGTCATGATTACGGTCTTGAAATCAGTGAAGATGATAGAATGTACACACTTATGTCAGGCATGACTAAGCAGGAACGTGAAGCATTATATCGTGATATGGAGCAGGTCTTTGATCACTGCTTTTCTTCTATCTTTACCGAGTTTCAAGGCGTGTATAACGGTTCTCTGATTACTATGCCAAAAAACGAAGAACATGCTAAGGCCATGCTTAGAGTAGCACAGTTTTATTTGGACAACCAGGGATGAGAGTTCTAGTCACAGGTGGTATGGGCTTTATTGGGCATAACGTTGTTGCTCAATTAGAAGACATGGGGTATGACGATATCACACTTGTTGACAATTTTACTACATATGGAATCATTCCCGAAAATGAATTAACTGCGTTGATGTTAGAGCGTCAATCACGTATTTCGTCTGTCTGTTATGAATATGATATTGCAGCATCGGCAGTGGAAACTGCGTTTAAAGCAAATAAGCCCGACCTTGTAATTCATCTTGCTAGTTTCCCTAGACAGAAGGTAGTCAATAGCAATCCTACACTAGCTGCCGACACGATGATGAAGGGCTTACTCAATCTTTGTGAGTTGAGTTGCAAGTATCAGGTCAAGCGTTTTGTGTATGTCAGTAGTAGCATGGTCTATGGCGACTTCAAAGACGGCACTGATGAATATGCATTCTGCAAGCCCCAAGGACAATATGCTATCATGAAGCTTGCAGGAGAGCAGCTTGTAAGAGACTACGGGCATCGTGGATGCTTTGATTATACAATCGTTCGCCCCAGTGCTGTGTATGGTCCGTGTGACGTTGAGGATAGAGTAGTATCAAAGTTTTTTATGACTGCGATGCGTGATGGTATTCTTAAGGTCAATGGGGAACACGAGCGACTAGACTTTACGTATGTAACAGATACCGCCTCAGGCATCGTAGGAGCGTCTCTTAGTAAGGACACGGCGTTCAGAACATATAACATCACTCGGGGCGAATCTAGAACCTTACTTGAAGCAGCAACGCTTATCACAAAGATTGTTGGAAAGGGTAAGATTGAAGTAACGCATAAAAGCGAAGACTACCCAAGTCGCGGCACATTAAGCATCAACGCAGCACGTAGAGATTTTGAATTCAGCCCTACCATCAACATAGAAGAAGGATTTGTCAGGTACTATGAATACTTGGTTAATTCCCCATTTTGGTCTGAAAAGACAGTATAATAATCTTCAAGAGGAGTTGCTAGATGCAACTCACGAAGCCCTAAAAGAAGGGACATTAGTTAACGGACCTTTCACGGCTTCTTTTGAATCTTGGCTTAGAGATTACACTGGATGTAAGTTTGCTACTGTTACTCACAGTGGTACTCAGGCGCTAGAATTCATCGCTGGCTATCACTACGATCTAAGCTTTTTGGCAGGGTATGATGACCCTCCTAAAATACGTATTCCTAATTTAACTTATCCAGCAACACTCAACGCTTTCTATACGACTGGTTGGGAAATTGAATTAGTTGACACTGATAACAATGGATTGATCAAGGTTGACAGTTATGAAGATAACCTGGATACTCATACTTGTTTTGTAGGACTATACGGCGCAACTGGAAATAGAGCATTCTATTCGCCTATAATCGTAGATGGTGCCCAGCACTGGCTATCTACTACTAAGGATCAAGTGGGTGATGGTATGGCTATCAGCTTTGACCCAACTAAGAACTTGCCTAGCAGCGGCAATGGCGGCGCCGTAGTGACGAATGATGAAGCGTTGTATGATTGGGTAAACGTTATGAAGAATAACGGCAAACCAGACCATTTCTACTCTGGATCAAACAGTAAGATGAGCGAACTAGAGTGCAGTCATTTGTTGGTAAGAGCAAAGTACATTGATGCTTGGCAATTGCGTAGATATGATATTAGAAAATACTATTTGAAGCAGTTTGATGAGTTGCCAATCAAATGCTTAAGCCGCGGATTTCATGCGGGCCGCGGATTAAACTGTCACGCTGACCAAAAGTTCGTCATTTACACTAGTGATAGAAATGATTTGTTGAACTATCTACTAGACAATGGAATTGAAGCCAAAGTGCATTACCCATACGCACTTTCTGAACTTCCTATATCAAAGGATATCGTCAGCAAGCCCGATCTTATTAGCACTAGCGTAGCATTATCTAGAGGATTGCTAAGTCTTCCTATCTATCCTGAACTATCAGATAGTGAAATTGAAACTATTGCAGATAAGGTAAAGGAATTTTATTCCAATCATAAATAATAGCATGAACGTTTATTGGCTAATTGCATTAATACCTACATGGGTTATCTTTACACTTCTTATTGCAGGCGCAGTAGGACTATTTGTCGCATTCTTTGTTGGTAGAATACCCTTTATCAAGCAATATAATTTTCCAATCAAGCTAGTTTCCACTATTTTGCTAATCTGCGGCGTATACTTGCAAGGTGCCGCAGCATATAAACAAAGCGTAGCTGTTGAAGTAGCAGAACTCAAGGTTAAGCTGGCAGAAGCAGAAGCTAAGGGTGCAAAAACTAACACAGAAATCGTTGAAAAGATTGTTAAAGATACCCAGGTCATTCGTGAAAAAGGTAGAACAATCACTGAATATGTTGACAGAGAAGTTATCAAGTATAACAACAGATGTGAGCTTCCGGCAGAAGTAATCAATGCACACAATGCAGCAGCTACATTAGATCCTAGCAAGCTTGAGGGAGAAAAGAAGTGAAGAAATTAGTGATTCTTCCACTTTTCCTATTAGCAGGATGTGCAGTACATGTAGAGCCTGTAAATCCTAAGTTTCCAGAAGCACCCGCAACCCTACAAGAAAAATGCGCTCAACTCAAAGAAGCAACTGAGGGAATGTCTCTCACTGAGTTTACTAAAGTTGTAATTGAAAACTATGTTTTGTACCACGAATGCAGCCGAAAAGTTGACGGTTGGCAAGAGTGGTATGCTAAACAAAAAGCGATATTTGAAAACGCTACCAAATAACAAAGTGGCATCCATCGTGATAAATACTCTATAATCACGGAAGGTTACTATGGCTACACAACAAATCATCAATATCGGTACATTACCTAATGATGGCGAAGGCGATCCGTTACGTGTAGCATTTAGCAAGATCAACAATAACTTCTCAAATCTATTTTCTACATTTGTTAATACTAGCTTGTCATACAGTAGTGGCAATGTTGCTGGTCAAGTGATATTTGAAACTCCTGCCAACACATTCACTATGGGGGAAATGTTCGTTTATACCGCAGATTCTAGCACCAATGAGTCACAGACTATTCAATTGTTTGCACAACTCAATCAATCAGCAGATGACGTAAAGTTTACTGGCTATGGTAGTACATTTTTCGGAAATGCATTATCTAGTTATGATATGGAAGTGTCAGATGGAAATGTAAAAATATTAGCTAATCCATTAACTGGCAACCTCTTATTTCACTTTATTGGCTCACAAAACATGTGGGTCGGACCAAACGTTCCAGGTATCCCGTTACAATTGGATGGATATATTGCTAATTCAATCATGTCAACTGAGGAAGACCAAGGCGTTACAACAGAGCAACTATAATGAGGGCACACGAATTCATCACCGAATCAGTTACAGATGGGTTAAACATGGTGGCCCATACTCTTCCTAGCACCTACATTATGCCTGACCTTAAGAATAATGACTTCTATGAATTATATCGCTTTGGTTTAGCTATTGCAGATGTTCGTGGAAGTAGCGGCAATGATGATGTTCAGAACGGATTCAAGCATGAGTTTGAAGCCGAAAGTATGTGGGGAGAGCATCAAGTAGTTGTTTCTTGGGACCCAAACATTGATCAAGTTCTTGACCAAGCGTTAAGTAAAGTTCACAAAAAAGGTAAAAAGTTAGTCAGTACTAAAACTAGTGACGAGATTCCTAGCACTAGTACTGGATCACCTTTGAAGCCTTTTAAAGGATATAAGCGATGAGAGCTTGGGAATTTATCACTGAAGGGAAGAAAGTTCCCGATTCCCCTGAACATCACGACGGTCCTATGACCGGGCTTCATAGATTTGCTGACAGCACCTACGACCGTTTTTATCTGTTAAATCGTGTAATGATGGCTGCTGCAAGCACAGACGGAAAAACGATCCCTGATATAGACAGCGATAGTTGGGCTTCTCGTTTTAACATAGCACATCCCTACACAAAAGAAGAAGCGGATAAGTTAAAAATAGCATATAAAGCAGCAGGTGTCAGAAAGTTTGATGACATAACAAACGGAGATTTGTCCAGTACTGAACCAAAAGGCACTAATGATGCTAGCCCAATCAAGCCATTCAAAGGATATAAAAAGTGAGAGCTAGTGAATTCATCCATGAAAGCAAGGGTAAGGTGCCTAAAAGACACAATAATGCCCAGCCCGGTGCCTATAAGTTTATGGACAATGGCACGGATAGAACTTACCACTTGAATCAGATTATGAAAGCAGTAGCAATGGCGGATGGATCATCTACTAAGGCTCTTAAAATGGATGATGAAAGCTTTGTCGGTAAAAATAATCTTGCATACCCATATAGTGATTTAGAACATAACATGATGCACCAAGCATTTAATACGGTATCTCCTACCCAAGCAAAAGCAATGATCAAGGGACGAGATAGCAGCGAGTTGGATTCTGTAAATAAGGTTAGCCCTGTTGCAAAAAGACCAAAAGATCACAGAAAAAAATAATTACACCACCTTCACTAGATAAGTAATGCTATGAGCAACTTAATTGATATTAACCAAACCCTAGACCTCGTCAAGCTAAAGTTTTACAACGAATGGCTTTACACTGCCCACATCTATGATGAGGGCGACAGCGAATTTCACCGCCAGCTTACTAAGCAAGTAGTAGAAACTTATGTTGATCCTATTGACTTACCTAAGGATGCACACATTCTTGATCTTGGATGTGGCCCGGGATATTTCCTAGACGAAATGAAAGAAAGAGAATACACTAACG